CAAGGCGTTCCTGACCGTGGGCGGGAAGCCCTGGCTGAACGGGCCGATCACGCTGGAGAACGGCTACCAGGTGTCGCCCTTCGTGGCGCTGGACGTCCCGGAGGTCTGATCCAACCCGGCGCGCGCCGTCGCCCCCGCGGGTGACGGCGCGCGCACCCATGCGCTGACCTGAACCAGGAGCATCCTCAGATGGCGGAAGCCAAGCCGCAGGACACGAAGGAGTCGGTGACGGTGACCAGCGAGTTCATCGACCGCGACTCCGGCAAGACGGTGACGGTGGGGACGAAGCTCACGGTGGACGCCGGGCGGAAGGCGGAGCTCGAGCAGTCCGGCGTGATCGGCGGGGTGGTGCCCGAGGCGAAGGAGCAGCCGCGGAAGCTCCGCACCGCCGGGCAGGTCCGGCGCGCGGCCGCGGAGAAGGCGACCCGCGCGAAGGGCGAGAGCCGGTGAGCTGCCGCGTCCTCTCCGTCCGCGCGCTCGCTCCGGCGACGGCGCTTCCCGTGTCGCTCGACACGGCGAAGCTCCAGCTGCGCGTGGACGGGGGGGACGACGACGTGCTGATCGGCGACAAGCTGGCCGCCGCGGTGGAGGTGGCGGAGAAGACCACCCGGCGGTGCATCGCGAAGCGGCCCTGGGAGGTGGTGCTGAACGAGTTTCCCTGCTCCCCGCTGAAGCTCCCGCGGCCGCCGCTGGACGAGGCTCTCGGCGTCACCGTGCACTACACCGACGAGCTGGGCGGCGCGGCCGTCGCGGACCCCGGCCTCTACGCGGTGGAGCCTGGAGAGCCGGCGCTCCTGCGCCTGGTGAGCGGCGGCGCCTGGCCGGCCCGCCTTGCCGACTCCCTCGTCCGCCTGCGCTTCACCGCCGGCTACACCGCGGAGACGCTGCCGAAGAGCCTGCAGGATGGGATCCTCGTGGAGCTCGCCACCGGCTACGCGTTCCGCGAGGACTCGGTGATCGGGCGCCTGGTGAGCGCTGGTCCGCGCTCGGCGCGTTCGCTCTTCCTCCGGCACCGAGTGGGCGCGTGAACGCCGGGAAGCTTCGCCACCGCTTCCGCCTGGAGGAAGGCACGCGCGCCCCCGGCGCCGGCGGTGGCGGGGTGACCACCTGGACCGAGGTGGTCACCGTGTGGGCGAACGTGGTGCCCCTGACCGGCGTTGAGCGGATCGCCGCCATGCAAGCGGCGGCCGCGCTCACGCACCGCGTGGAGATCCGCTACCGGCCGGGCATCACCGCCAAGCACCGCGGCGTCTACGCAGGCCGCGTTTTCGAGATCCGGGCCGTGATCGACGTCGACGAAGCGCACGACGAAATGCACCTGCTCTGCGAGGAGAAGGCGTGATCCGGGTCGAAGGGCTGGCCGAGCTGCGCCGGGCGAGCCGCGGCGCGAAGCGCGAAGTGCGGCGCGCGGGCGAGGCGGAGGTGCTGCTCGCGTCGCAGAACGTGCGCGCCGCCGCGCGCGCCCGGGTGCGGGTGAAGAGCGGGGCGACGCGCGACTCCATCCAGCTCGACGTCCGCGGCCTCCGCGGCGGGGTCAAGGTGACTGACTTCAAGGGGCACTGGATCGAGCTGGGGACCGTCCGTGCGCCGGCGTACCCCTACCTCTTCAACTCGTGGGAGGAGGAGCGGCCGCGGTTCCAGCGCCGCCTCGCCGCCGCTACCGCGGCCGCGCTGGCCAGGGGAATCGCCGGGTGAGCGTCGCATGGTGGGCCGTCCAGGTGGCGCTCGCCGCCCGCTGGCTGGGGTGGGCACCGCTGGCCGCCCTGGTGGGGGACCGCATCTACGATGGCCGCGCGCCCGACGGCGCGGAGAAGCCCTACATCGTGATCGACAGCCCCACCGAAGTGCCGCAGGGGACGTTCGGTCGCGACGGGGCGAACAGCACGCTGAGCGCCCACGTGCACAGCGACTTCGACGGTGCTGAGGAGATCGCTGCGGTGATGAAGGAGATGTTCGCCGCGCTGGCCGAGCCGCTGGTGCTCGACGGGCACACCAGGGCGCGGCTCCGGAGAGACTTCGCAACGGTGCTGGTGGAGGGCGACAGCCGACACGCGCCCGTCCGCTTCCGCGCCCTGACGATGGAGACGGTCTGATGAGATACGACGCCGACAACCCCGAGCACCAGGACGTCCGAGTGCTCGATGCCTCCGGGGCCGAGATCGCCGACGTGCGGTGGGTCGACACCGACGCGGGCGAGTTCTGCCGGTTCGTACGCGACCCCGGCGGGAACCTCGTGGACGATCCCGACGACCCCGGCGAGTGCCTCACCGAGGTGGTGCGCGCGCCCTTCACGGTCCGCCTCCCGGCGAGCCTGCAGGCGGCGCCCGCATGAGCGCCGTCAACGCCGACGCCATCGCGGGCCAGGTGCTCGCGCTGCGAGCGCAGAACCTCGCCATGCAGGAGCAGCTCGACGCGCTGCTCGCCCTGCTGGGGGCCGGGGCGGCGGAGGAGGGACCGCCGGCGAAGGAGAAGCCGCGAACCTTCGGACGCAAGGAGGAGCGAGCATGACGACGCGCAAGGATCAGCCGCCCGGGCGGACGGTGCTCGCCCGCTGGCAGCGCGAACGGCTGGCGGCGAAGGCGGCGGCCGACCCCGCGACCACCGCCGCCGAGCTGGAGGCCACCGCCGCGGACCTGCGGGTGCCGGTGCCGGAGCGGCCCGCGCCGGCGCGGCCGCGCCGGAAGAGAACGGCGAGCCGCCGCAGCAGCACCACCACCACGAAGAAGTCCACCACCGCCGACAAGGAGAGCTGAGATGCCCGCCCCATACGATCCCGCAGACGTCGAGCTCTGGGTCTCCCCGACGGGCGTGGAAGGCACGTTCGTCCAGATCATGGAGATGACCAGCCAGGACGCCAACCGTGGTACCGAAGGCTTGGTGAAGACCGACACGTTCGGTCGCGCCACGCCCCACACCCGCGCCGGCCGCAAGACGAGCAGCTACAGCCTCTCCGGGCTGCTCAACTTCGACGACCCCGGCCAGACCATCCTCCGCGACGCGTACGACGATGGCTCCGCCATCTGGTACCGCCGCCTCTTCCCCGACGACCACCGGGTTACCGAGGAGGGCCGCGTCACCGAGGCGCCCGACTCCGCCGAGCGCGACGGCGACTGGGTGGAGAACGGCTTCACCATCGAGGCCGTCGGCGCCCACGTGAAGGACGAGGGTCCCGCGAACGACCCGTGATCCTGAAGCTGCACCCCCCCCGCTCGCGCAAATTTGCGCGAGCGGGGGGGTGCGATAGCCTCCTCAACCTCGAACGAAGGGAACCGCAATGCCCAGCGACACCGCGCAGCCCGCCACCAGCTTTCTCGACCGCCTCGCAGCCGCGGTCCCGCCGCGTCAGCGGGTGCGGGACAAGCTCGGGTCCGTGGAAGTCGACCTCGTCGCCCTGACCGGCGGCGAGCGCAACCGGATCATCGACCGGGCCAAGGCGCCGGGGGGCGGCAAGGGGATCGTCCTCGCCCGCTACCAGGTGGACCTCGTCATCGCAGGGGTCTACCGGCCCGACACGGACGAGCGGGTCTTCACCGCGAAGAACGAGGAACTCATCAACCGCTTCCCGGCCGAGGAGATCGACCGCGTCTGCAAGGTGATCGAGAAGCTCTCCGGGCTCGACAAGAAGGCGGAGGAGCGGGCGGAGGGAAACTCCGAGGAGGGCGACGTCTGATCTGGGACATCGCCCGCGCCCTGGGGAAGTTCCCGTGGGAGGTGGAGTGCCTCCCTGCGGACGAGGTGCTGGAGTACGCGGTGCTCCAACGGATCGAGGCTCGGGAAGCACGAGCCCGCACCCGAACGCGCTAGCGCGGCGCCTGAAGGGGCGCCGGCGAGGCGCCAACGGTGTCAATGAGGATGGGCCCGCCCCGATCGATTGGCGGCGACGGCGGGGCTGCCGCAGCGGCCGCAGCAGCTCGGAAGCCGGCGGTCGTATCGGCCGCGACTTCCATCCCTGCGGCCGCGGTGGCGACGGAGTCGGCGCGCTGGACGATGGCATAACCCGCCACCAAAGCGGCTCCGATCATCACGGCCGAAGCCACGCGCAGGTAGACAGGGCGGCTCGGCGTCGACGCGAGGTCGAGCGCGCGCAGGACGCAGTAGGCGCAGAAGAGCAGCCCGATTGCTTCGATCATGTTTCGTTTCGCCGGTGGTGAGGGCGGACGGATGAAAGGCCTGAACGAATGACGCTCGCGCAGCTCCTCGTCAAGATCGGCGCCGACCCCAGCGGGCTTTCGACGGGTCTCACGGCCGCCGAGCGCAACATCAACCAGTTCGCCGCGCGCGCCCAATCGGCCGGCGCTGCGCTGACCGCTGGGCTGACCGGGCCGATCCTCGCCATCGGAGGCGCGGCCTTCGCCGCCGCGAACAGCGTCGACTCGGCGATGGACGAGATCCGCACGGGTACCGGCGCCACGGGCGCCGCCCTCGAGGCGCTGGGGGCGGACTTCCACGCCGTGGCCACCAGCGTGCCCACGGCGCTCGCCGACGCGTCGACGGCTATCGCGGAGCTGAACAAGCGAACCGGACAGACGGGCGAGGGGCTTCAAGATCTCGCCGCGCAGGAGCTCAACCTCGCCCGCATCACTAAGTCGGATCTCCAGCCGCTGATCGCGAGCACCACGCGCGCGTTCGCGGATTGGGGCATCGGCACGAGCCGGCAGTCTGGCGCGCTCGACTACTTGTATCGGGCGAGCCAGGCGACCGGGGCCGGCGTCTCCAGCCTGGCCGAGAAGGTGGTGCAGTTCGGAGCGCCGCTCCGGCAGCTCGGGTTCAGCTTCGAGCAGTCCGTGGCGATGCTGGGGAAGTTCGAGAAAGAAGGCGTGAACGTCGACTTGGTGCTCGGGTCGCTCAGGCGCGGGCTCGCGCAGTTCGCAAAGGCGGGCGTGGACGCACCTGCCGCACTGCAGGCGGTCATCAACCGGATGCAGGCACTGGGGCCCGGCACGCAGGCCACGGCGCTTGCCCTGAAGGTGTTCGGCGCGCGCGCTGGACCCGACATGGCGGCCGCCATCACCGAGGGCCGACTCGCCATCGACGGCTTGGTGCAGCAGCTCACCACGTCGACCGACTCGATCACTGCCGCAGCGGCGGACACCGACGATTGGGGCGAGTCGCTCCAGATCCTCCGCAACAAGGCCGTGCTCGCCTTCGGGGCTTTCGCCACGCCCATCATCCCCATCGTCACCGGCTGGGTGGAGAAGGCGATCTCGGTCTTCTCCGTCTTCGCTGGGTGGCTGGAGAGCATGACGCCGCACACCCGGTCCTGGGTGATCGGCATGGGGGCGGCCGCGGCGGCGGTGGGTCCGCTGCTGCTGGTGGTGGGATCGCTGACGCGCGCCATCCTCACGCTGCGCGCCGCGTGGATTGCGTTCCAGCTCACGGCCGGCCCGGTCGGCTGGATCACCCTCGCGGTCGGGGCGCTCGCTGCGCTGGCGTTCGCCTTCTTCAACGCCGGAGCGAAGGCGGAGGAAGCGGCCCGGCGTGCGCAGCGCGCGATCGAGGCGTTCAAGGGAACTCTCGCCGGCCTGCGCGATGTGGACGTGCAGACGCAGTTCGTCGCTGAGTCCGCGACTGCCGCCGCGTTGACGCGGAACCTCGAGGCGCACCGGCGGAACCTGGTGAACTGGGAGTACACCCTGTCTCAGATCCAGGCAGGGAAAGCGCCCGACAGCAGCGCCGCGGCGGCGCGCGCTGCGTTTGCCGAGATCGAGGCCGAGCGCGCCGCGGTCGCCACTCTGTCTCGGAACCAGGTGGTTCAGGAGGGCCGGCTGAAGGCCGCCTTCGACGAGATGATCCGCCGCGGTCGGGCCGCGCGCGAGGCGGAGGCCGCTGCGGCGTCGGCGGGTTCGACCCCGGCCGGACCGCAGGTCGACCTGAGCCGCATTGGTGCCAGCGCGGGGGAGGCTGCCGACAAACTCGCTGGCGCCCGCGACGCCATCCAGGGCCTCGTCCGCGACTTCGCCGTGCTCGCCCGCTTCCCCGGAATCCATGCGCTCTCGGATCTGCCGGACGAAGTGCAGCAGCAGGTCCGCCAGGTCCAGCAGCTGAGCGACCAGGTGGCGCAGGCGCAGGCGCACCTGGCCGAGCTCGGCACGCGGGCGCCCGCCGGCGGGTCCGCGGCGGTGGCCGCCCTGAACGCGCAGCTCGCGGAGGCGGAGCGCCGGCTGAACGACGTCGCCGCGAAGTTCAACGCCAACCCCGCCCTGGCCTCGCGCACCCATATCGCCACCGAGATCGGGCCCAAGGAGATGCCCGCGGCGCAGCGCACGGTCGAGCAGAAGATCAGCGCGCAGCTCGACACCCCGCTCCCCGGCGGCCTCGGCTCGCTCTTCGGCGACGTGCCGGCGCAGATGGGCCTCCTGAGCACCGGCATCGCCATCCTGCGCGAGAGCGTCTATCAGGCGGGCCGGGCGGTTCTGGAGTTCGGCACCAGCCAACTCAACAACGCCGTCTCTGGCGTCGCCAGCATGGCCGCGCAGTTCACTCCCGCCGGCCTCGCCGCATACGCGCTCAGCTCGGCGCTCGAGGCGATCCGCCCGTTCGTGGAGGCGCTGCTCCTCCCCATCCGGATCTTCGGGGAGATCATGGCGCTCGCGCTGGTGCCGGTGCTCCGGCTCCTGTTCCCGGTCATCAAGGCCGTGGCGATCGTCTTCGCGTACCTGCAGGAGGGGGTGAACCGCGTGGTGGGCGGCATCCTGTGGGCGGCCGGCAAGTTCGTGGCGGGGCTCGGGAAGCTCATCAACGCCATCACCCCGTTCGCGAGCCCCGGCAACCCTCTGATCCGGGCGGGCGAGGCCATCCTGAAGACGGCGGACAACTTCTTCGACGCGGCCGATGAGATCGCGAAGAAGAGGAAGGAGCTGGAGAATCTCAATTTCAACGACGCGCTGGAGAAGACCAGCCAGGCGGCGGACCGGCTGTCGGAGAGCCTGTTGAACGCGGTTCAGGGCTTCAAGGCGAACCCCTACCGCTTCGCCGCGACGGACCCGCAGCGCGTTTCGCAGACCGCCCGGGCGATGGCGCCCGCCGCCTCCGCGCCGCAGGCGGTGCAGTCTGCTCCGCCTGCTCCCCCGCTGGTGCTTCAGCTCAACCCCGGTGCCGTCGTGGTCAACGGCGCCCTCGACCCGCTGGCGGTCGGCCAGGCCGTGCTCCACCAGCTTCAGGAGTGGGCGCGGTCGAGCCCCGAGATGCGGAAGTGGGTCGCGTCGATCCCCACCCCCGGCTACGTGGTCTGACCATGATCATCGCCGGCATCGAGGTGGAGATGACCGCCTTCCAGGAGCGCGAGCCCGAGGTGCGCGGCGAGGCCGTGCGCAGTTGGGAGAACGATCTCATGGACGGCACCGACGCGGGCAAACGGGTGTGGGAAGGGACCACCTACATCATGACTCCCGCCGCGGTGGCCGCGCTCCGCCTGGCGGTGGCCGGCGGACCGGTCGTCTGCTCCGGCGTCGAGCTGCTGGGGGAGAGCGTGCTGGCCACGGTCAAGATCGGCGCGGTGCCGCGTGGGCCAGCCTACGACGAGAACGGCCGCCCCGACTGGACAGGGGTGAGCCTGACGCTCCCGCTCACCGTGCGGGAGGCGTAGCCGTGCCTACCCTCAACCGGATCGACGAGGGCCTGCTCCTCCGCGACCAGTTCAACCGGGCGGACGGCGCCCCCGGCGCGAGCTACGACAGCGCGGCGGGCGCCTGGTCCGTCACCGGCAACAAGTTGCGCTACGAGGCCGGCACGCCGCTGATCCGCGTCGCTGGGCTGGACGTGGCCGACGTGGTGGTGCAGGCCGTCCGGCCCTGGGGCAACCTCTTCGACTACGGCGGGTGGCGCCTTCGCCACGCAGCGGGCGGCGGCTCCTACATCATGTTCGACATGGGGACCGACTCCGGCCAGCTCCGGTGCCGCATCTACCGCTGGACGGGCGCCGCCTTCGTCGTGATCGCCGTGTCGGCGGCCATCAACCACCTGACCTACCCAGGCGCGTGGCTGCGCAAAACGGTGCTGGTCGGGACCATGGCGTACTTCTACCTCGACGGCGTGCTGGTCTGCTCCGGCGCGGTGCCGGCCGCCTCCGCAGTCGCGGGCGCCAACGAGGTGTGGCTGGGCGGCAGCACCAACGTCGCCAACACCTTCGACGACCTGGTGATCGCCTCGGCGAACACGCAGGAGGTGGGCGAGCTCCCTGCCGGGTGGAAGGCGCGCGCCGCCGGCGTGACGGCGGTGGAGAGCGGGGGCACGGCGATCATCGACACCGCCGGCGCCTCCTTCCCGCTCGCGGTGGTGGAGGTGCTGGACGGGGCCGACGTGGTCCGCCACACCTTCGCCGGGGACGCGTGGGGCGGAGACGTCTTCGAGATCCCGGCGCCCGACGCGTCGAGCGTCGCGGTCTCGCGCATCCGGCGAACCACCGCCTACGTAACGCCGGGCGCCTACGCTCACCCGCAGGGGATCGCGCACGCCTTCCGCCGTGCGCGCGCGCGGCGCGTCTCCACCGACACCGTCATCGTTCCCGCCGCGGCGGTCGCGCTGGCCGGAGGGTTCTACCTCACCGGGCTTCCGGAGGGCCCGGCAGGTGCGGACGGGCGCCCCGTGGTCGACCCCGACCTGGTGGTGGAGGTGCAGGACGAGGACGCGGCCGGGACCCTGGGCGAGTGGGGCACGTCGGCTGTGTTCCAGACGCTCAACCTGTGGGAGTCGGGCGAGTACCTGGTGAACGTCGACGTGCAGATCGAGCGGCCCGAGGGCGCCGGCACCGTGATGCAAAGCTATCGCGCGTTCGGGCCGAACGACCGGAATTGGATTCGCTCCTGGCGCCTGACCCCCGGCACGATCGACACCCCCATCGGCTCGGGCACCTTCAACTTCTTCCGGCAGGTGGGCACGGAGTCGCTGGCCCCCCTGGTGACCGCGAGCCCGCTCAACCGGGACGCGGACGACGAATTCGCCCCCGCGCTGGACTACGGCCGGGAGCTCCTCTTCCTCGCCTGCATCACCGCCGTGGGTGGGCGCGTCACGACCGCAGCGGCCGCGGTCGTGGGGGCGGTGGAGCTGGACGTGGAGCCGCTCGACCAGGCGATCGGCGCCGGCTCAATCCTGCACTTCGCCCACGCGACCGCGACCGTCACCGACGAGGCACCCGCGGGTGCTGTCGTCCTCGAGGTGGCGCCCCTGCTGAACGCGATCGCGGACGCCGAGGTGGCCGCGGTCAGCCCCGAGCCCACGGCCGACGATTGGGCCGCCGGCCTCATCTGGCGCGGCCTCACGGACGACATCGAGTGGCCGCGCAAAGTGGGCGACGTGACGGTCCCGGTGCGCGACTATCTCGGCCTCCTATCCGAGACGGAGATCCGCGTCCCGCGCCGCTACGGCGACCCCGACGAGCCGGTCGACGCGCTGGTGGTGATGCAGCAGATCGTGGACGACAACCTGGGCGCCGGGCAGTTCACCATCGCGGACTTCACGGTGGGTGCGCGGTACCTGGTGAAGCGGTACGAGGTCGACGGCGTGTACGTGCTGGAGGCGATCCAGAAGCTCGCGGAGGAGTGGGGCGGGAAGGCGCTCCGCCAGGTGGATCTCGCGGAGGAGTCGGTAATCGGAGTGATCTCCGTTGACCGGGAGGACGAGACGCCGGCTTACACCGTCTCGCCCCACACTTACATCGAGGTCCACAACATCAACACCGCGGGGAAGAACCGGCGCACCATCGTGATCGGCCGAGCGACGGAGTACGGGACGGGGCGGCCGCTGTTCAAGCAGATCCCAGCGGAGGCGGACATCGACACCGACCCGCTGGTGAGCGAGTTCGGGGAGCGCACGATGGAGCTCCGCGAGGCCACCACCATCGACACGCAGGCCGAGCTAGACGCGTACATCGCGGCCGTCTACGCCGACGTCTCCGTGCCGCCGATCCCGCTCCGGCCGGAGACGAAGTTCGCCCCCTTCGCCCGCGTGAACGACGTCGTCCGCTGGCTACCCAACGGGCTGCTGCACGACGAGGAGCTTGTTGCGGCCGTGCTGGGGATGGGGCACGACGGGCCGAGCCCGGGTGTGGCGCGCTCGCAGTGGTCCGCCGGCGGGAGGCCGAAAGGGCTCTACGAGGCGTGGACGCGGCGCGGGGTGCAGATCGCGGGGGTCGGGAAGCGCGCGTCGATCTTCGACCTGGTGCTGACTCACACCCCGCTGGGCACCGCCAACGCGACGCCGGATCTCAACCGCCACGTTGACCACTGGTCCATCTGGAGTCGGCCCGACGCCTCGCCCTTGGTGGGCGGCATCCCCGACGACCAGTACCTCGTTGGGGACAACCTCCGGCCGCAAACGGCGTCGGTATCGTGGAGCGTGCAGAACGGCGAGCACCACGTCCTGGTGCGCGCGTATCCCGCCGACGGTGGGAAGTTCGCGGAGTTGGAGGACACGATCGAGGTGACCGGCGTGGGCGGCGGGGGCGGCGACCCGCTGGTCGACGTGCCCGGGACGCCGCGCATGTACCGCGGGCCGGTCGACGGCGGGATGCAGGAAGCCCCGGCGCAGTGGGTGAACAGCCGCGTCGATCTCGCGATCGAGGCGGAGTACGTCGTCGACGGCGAGAGCGGAGGGATCACCGCGATTGCGGCCGGCGCCTCCACCGACACGCATGCGTACGCCGTCGGCTCGCACGTCCGCGTGCGGCTCCGCTACGTGGAGGAGGGGGTCGATCCGGAGGACCGCGTCGAGGGGTCGTGGTCGGCATTCTCGCCCGAAATCTTCCTGCCGGGCGGCCTGCCCGAGGAGCCCTGACCATGGCCGCACCCGCTCTGCTGGTCGACGGCGTGATCGTCCCCCTGACGGGGCTGATCCAGGCGGTGGGGAACATCCGCGCGACCCCCCTCCCCGCCGGGTCCGCCGCACCGTACATGCTCGACTTCGGCGGCGCCACCACGGCGAGCGACGACGTGGGCGGCGGGGCCGTGCCGGTGCACGGGGCTACGCACTACGACACCGACCCGCTGGACGTCGACCTGATCCCCGCACCGGATGGGTTCGATGCGGGGAAGCTGCGCTTCGAGATCGACGGCGCCGTGGCGGTCTACTACGACCCCGCCGAGAAGCGCGTGATGCTGCCGGCGGGCGGTAGCATCATCCTCCTGCCGGATGGGCCCGATGGCGGCTCGATCAACGTGGCCGGCGTGCAGGCGGTCCACATGTCGGTGGACCACGTCACCGTCTACGGCGACGGCTCGGGGGTGGGGATCTACCTGCAGTCTCCGATCGAGTGGGCGGGCGGGGACGACCCGTTCGTCCAGCTCCCGGCCGACTACCCGATGGTCCCAAACCTCGACGCGGAGTTCCTGGGCGGCGAGGACGGCGCATTCTACCGCAACGCCAGCAACCTGAACGCCGGGCTCGTGGCGCTGGCGCGCGGCGGCACGGGGGTGGACGGCAGTGGCCAGGCGGTGAACCTGGTGTTCGCGTCGCCGGCGAGCGGCGGCGCCGGCGCTGCGGCGTTTCGCGCGCTGGTGGCGGGAGACATCCCGGACCTCGACGCTGCCAAGATCGCGTCCGGCACCCTACCCAAGGCCCGCCAGCACCCGCAGACCCCCTATCTCGACGCGGCCAATCTGTTCGCGGCACTGGCGACGTTCGGGGCGGGGCTCGCCGTTACCGGCGGCAACAATAACACCGGCCGAATCTGGAAAGACGCCGCGGACGGGTTCGCGGTTCGCGGGGTGGCGGGGACGACGCACTCGTTCCGGATCGTGAACGAGCTGAACCAGACCATCCTCGCCATCCCGGTAGGCTCCCAGGCCGCCTCGTTCCCCGGCAACCTCAGCACGGGGGGAACGTTCGGCGCGACCGGGGTGGCCACGTTCGGCACCACGGCGAGCTTCGGCGGGATGATCACCGCCGGCGGCGGGCTGGCGGTGTCCGGCGGGGCGTCGGGTGCGGGGCGGGCCTGGTCGGATGCCGTCGCCGGACTCAGCCTGCGGGGGATCACTGGCTCCGCGTACTGCTTCCAGCTGGTCAACGACGCAAACGCCGCGGTGCTGCGCGTGGCGGCCGGGGGCACGCAGGTGCAGACCGTGGGGGCGCTCCAGGTGGGGACGGACCTCACTCTCGTCGCGCCCACGACCGCGGCCGGGGCCACCGCGGGCGCCGCATCGCTTCCGGCTGGGCCCGTGGGATTCATCGTGGTGAACATCGCGGGGACGAACCGGAAAATCCCTTACTACGCGACCTGAGGAAGGGCCATGGGTTTCACGGTAGAGGTCACCGGAGTCGCGCTCAACCCACTCACCGTCGAGGTGCTGCTGACGCACTCGAGTGGGGCCAGCCGCACCTTCGTAGCGACCAGGCCGGAGGCGGTGCCGAACGTCCACACCGGGACGCGCCCGATCACGGACGCCGAGCTGGCGGCGTTCCAGGGCGCGACGACGCAGGCCCAGCGGCGCGCGGCGCTCAGGGCAATCGTGCAGGCGCGGCTTCCCGAGGAGCGACCGCGTGTGCTCGCCATCGTCGCCGCGCCGGCCAACGCCGGAGCCGCTCCGGCGTCCGATCTGCCGGCGCCGTTCTCCGCCACCGATACATGAAGGAGCCGCCATGATCCTCGACCGCGAAGAACACCGCCCGCTGCTCCTTGCCGTGCTCGAGCAAGCCACCGTGCAGGGCGTCGCCTCGGCGCGCGCGCTGGTGGCGCTGGCCGACGCCGTAGCAGGCGCGAGCGTGGCGGTGCAGCCCCAGCGGCCGGCGGCGGCGGAGTAGCAGAACGTCATGAAGCGACTCCGCGCCTTCTGGCTGCCGGCCACGCACCCGCTCACCTCACCCTGCACGCTGGAGACGGCGAAACAGCATGTGCTGAGCGCAGCCGCGTGGGGCTACTCGGCGGCGGCCGTGGCGGTCGCGGAGTTCACCATTCCGGGGAAGTGGCCGCTGGTGGGACTCCTGTTCCTGGGCCTGCTGCTGGCGATGACCATCGAGCTCTGGACCGGCTACGCCACGCTGCCACGCGCTGAGCGCGGTGTGTTCCAGTGGAACCGCGAGGTCGTCGGGAAGATCCTGCTGATCTCGCTGGTGGCGGTCTCGCTGATCCTGGACGGCGTGATCTACACGTCAGTGGCCGCGTTCAACTTCGATAATCTGCCGGTGCTGGGGAGCGGCTGGCCGTTCGTCACCTGCACATCACTCCTGTGGCTCATCGTGGCGCAGTGCGCCGGCGCGATCGAGCATGTGCGAACCTCCGAGGGGCCCGGCAGCATCCCGCCCACGATGGATTTCATGGTCGGCCGGGTGCGCTCGGCCCTCCGGAGCATGCGGCGCATCGACCACGCCCGCTTCCGTCAGGCGCACCCGGACGCCGAGCTCCCCAGCCGGTGGCAGGACCGGCTGTCGGAGGACCAGCTGGCGCGCATCCTCGCGATCGTGGAGGAGAGCCCAGACCCGCCGCCTGCTGATCCCACGCAGTTGCTCAAGACGCCAACCAAGGAGGAACGATGATCAAGTCCGAGCCCGTCGCGATCACCGCGGCCGTCGCGCTCCTCGCCCAGGCGGGCGCGGCCGCGGTGCTCCCCGATGCGTCCACGGAGGTGCATATCGCCGTCGCAACGCTGGTCACGGGCGGGGTGACGGTGCTGGCGCGCCGCTTCTCTTTCAGCGAGAACACCATCCGCGAGGCGAACCTGGACCCGGAGCGCGTGCGCGAGCGCGCAGCCGACCCCATGGTGGACCGCTGCACGGTGGGGGAGGAATGAGCGAGATGCAAAGGCGTAGGCGCCTCGACCTGCTCACGCCCGCCGAGCGCGCGATCGTGGACGCGGTGGACGCCGTCGAGAAGGTCGGCGCCGATGAGCGCCTGACGAATGCGGTCATCCTGCTGGGCCGCGCGCGCGAACTGGTCGGGGATTACCTCGACGAATCCTCCGCACTTCCACCCAAACCGGAGACGCCGCCATGAGCTTCGAGACCGACGCGTGGCCGTTCATCAAGGCCCGCCACTTCACCGATCTCAAAGGCCAGACGCCGCGGCGGGTGCGCCTCATCGTGATCCACGACATGGAGTACCCGGAGAAGCTCACCGCGGCAGAGGATGTCGCGCGCTACTTCGCGAAGACCGACACGCAGGCCAGCGCGCACATCTGCGTCGACGCCGACTCCATCGTTCAGTGCGTGTACGACCGCGACGTGGCCTACGCCGCGCCGGGAGCGAACCGCGACGGAATCCAGGTGGAACTCGCCGGCTACGCTCGCCAGACCCGGGCGGAGTGGATGGACGAGTACGGGCGGCGGATGCTCGAGCAGGCGGCGCGCGCGGTTGCGCAGTACTGCCGAAAGTACACGATCCCGGCCGTCCACCTCAGCAGCGACCAGCTCCGCGCGGGCAAGGCGGGAATCATCGGCCACTACCAGGCGAGTCAGGTCTACAGGAAGAGCGACCACATGGACCCCGGGCCCGGCTTCCCGTGGGACTACTTCATCGACCGCGTGCACGTGCACGCACTCAGGCTGGCGGCCTGATGGTTACCAAATCCACGGGGAGGCGCGGCCGGGCCGCAGCGCTCGCCGCGGCCGCGCTCCTCGGCCTGGCCGCCTGCTCCCCCGCCACGGTCACGGCTCTCGCCGCCGGGCGCGAGCGCCTGTGTTCGCCGGTGGCCGACTCGGCTCTGGCGATCATCAAGCGGAAGGTGGCCGAGGTGGAGGAGGGGAAGAAGGCGCCGCCGGCGAAGGTGATCCCCTGATGCCGTGGCCCTGCGTCTTGTACCCGAGCCGGAAGGCGGCGCGGCTCGCCGGTGGTGGTCGCGTCCGCATCGGCGCGATGTGGCCGATGGAGATGTGGGAGGACTGGATGGTGTCCGACCAGTTCAGGGCCATGCACGCGGGCAAGCGCGCGCCGCTGGTGGTACAGATCCCGAGCGGCCCGTTCCCCGTCGACGGCCCGCGGTCCGGGAGCACCAACGGCTGGCACGTGAGCGGGGAACCGCCAAACCTCACACTCACCCCCTCGATTAACGTAGTCGGCTTCTACCACGGGTGGATCACCGACGGCGTCATCACCGACGACTGCGAGGGTCGCACCTTCGCGGAGCCAGCCTGATGCTCGCCACGGTGCGCGACGCGCTGCTGGTGATCGTCCTCGCCCCGTTCGCGGGCTTCGTGCTGCTGGCAGCCGGCGCCTTGGCCGCCCGCAGCTGCGTCGGGCTCTGGCGCTGGGTCCTCAACGGCTGGGGGCGGCGGTGAGCGGTCCGCGCCGGTCTCAGGCCGCGCCGGAGGTCACCGCGCTCACGCCGGCCGACGAGGACCGCGTCCTGCTCTTCTCCACCTGGCGCGGCGCGGAGCTCCGGATCGAGGTGCTCGCCGACGGGACGCTCTGGCTGGAGACGCCGGGCTACTTCCTCACCGGGACGAACAAGTCGATCTCGTGCGTGCCGGGGGAACGCGGCCGCTCCCGTCCGACAACCTCCCCCAAGCGGCGCTCGAGGCGCCCCCGCCCGCCCGGCCGGGTTCCGCCGGGCTCATCCTGAGGAGAACCACCGATGCGACGCACGACACTCGCGGCCCTGGCCGCCCTGACGCTCACCATCGCCGCGGCCGCGTGCAGCGGCACCACCGCCCCCGACGAGCAGCGGGCGCCGCTTCCGACGGCGCCCGCTCTGGATGGTGGTGGTATCCCCTGCGACTCGGCCAAGGGCGGGCCGATGCTGGGCTCGGGCGCGCGCTGCTAGTGCGCCTCCGCCGCGCGGACGATCTCGGCTGCCGCGCGCCTCCAGTCCGGCCGACCACAGAGGCGGGCCGCGCGTGCTGCGCGGTCCGCCGCTTCCTTTGCCTCACGCAGGGCCCCCGCCGCGCGCCACACGGTCGCGAGGCTGAGAAGCACCCACGCGTCCCCGCCACCGTCCCCAAGCCCCACAGCGACGCGCGTAGCGTCTGCGTGCCGCCTCTCCGCCGAGAGGGCGAGGGCGAGGTTCGCCCGGACCACCGGCACGCCAGCCAGCGGCCCAGCCGCGGAGCGAGAGAGCAGGCGGACCGCGCCGGCGGCATCACCCTGCAGCAGAAGGGCGGCGCCACGGTCCGCCTCCAACCTCCACCGTACCGGATCGCCTTCCGTGCTCAGCCGTAGGCCGCGCCCGTACGCGTGCTCCGCGGAGCTGGCCGCGCCCATGACGGCGAGTGCGGCGTGCAGGTCCACGAACGCCGCTATGCGGAGCGGGTCTGGCGTCCGGCCGCTCTCCACATTCACCACCGCACGGCGCGCGTGACGAACCGCCCCAGCCACGTCGCCGCAATCGAGGCACGCCGCCCCGGCTACGGCCAGCGCGCGCGCCTCCGTCTCCGCGTCGTCAACACGCCGCGCGTCGCCGGCCGCCTCCAGCGCGAGACGCTCCGCCATCCGGTGATCGGCCCGCGCGAGCGCCTCGCGGGCCACGGGAAGGAGCGATGTTGTCATGTTTCCCCCAGCGCGTGAGCGAGCGCGTACACCTTCTCCTCCACTCCATCGAAGTCATACCCCGCCGCGGTGAGCGCGGCCACCACGAACGCCTCCGGCACCGCCGGCGGCTCGTAGGCCGAGAGCGCGAGCGCGAACTGGCGCACCTCGCCGATGGCGTGGACCGGGTGGTCAGGCTCTTCCCGGCTCGCCGGCCCGTCCGGGTACAGGGCGAGCTCCTGCGCGAGCCGGGCGAAGCGCGCCCGCAGGAACTCCACCACGTACCCGATCCCCTCGTGCACCTGCGGGTGCGCGCCGGCGTGCGGCCCGTCGCCCACGTCACCGAAGGCGAACAGCGGGACGAACGCCTGGTGCATCGCGCCCGCGGCGTCCAGCGCAGCGCGCCGCTCCGGCGGGCTCTCACCGCCCGGGAAGCGGAACGGCCCGCGCGCCCCGAACGGCGACTCGGCGCGGAGCCAAGCCTCGCGGTCCCCCCGCGCGGCGCTCACGGCTGGCTCCACAGGTAGCGGTTCACGCGCTCAATCATCGAGCGCGGAGCCTCGTGCCACACCTTGATCCGCATCAGGTCACGGAGCGCCGCGACCTGCGCCTCCGCGCCTTCGTCCAGCACGTCCCGCGGCAGAGCCGCGATCAGGCCGACCACCTCGGCGACCAGGAACTCGCGCGCGGTTCCCGGTGAGGCGACGGTGCGTAGGATGATCTGCTTCGCGCGCGCGATCCGCTTGGCACGTTCGGACCGGGGGATGGCCCCCAGCCGGCGCCACGCGCGCGAGCGAGCACGCTCGTACTCGCGCACCATCTTGGCGGGGTGGGGGCTCAGGTGCATGCAGACCTTCCGGACCACGAAGCACACCTCGGCCGGCGTCGGAGGATCCGCCGGGGCGACATCGGCCGGAAGGTAGATCGCGGTGGGGTGCCCGGCCCGGGCGGGGCCGCGCGAGACACTGAACCCTACCCCGTCGATGCCCGACCGCTCGCTGGCCACCACCAGCCCGCGCGAGGACACCAGCCGGGTCAGGTCTGTAGCCGAGAGCCTGCGCAGCCCCAGGTGGGGAACGACGGCGCGGAGCTCCGCCACCACCGCCGAGACTGCGTCGGTGGCGTCCATGCCGTGCGTCGGCGCCGGCGTCAGGGTGAGCGACCCCGGGCGTCGGGGGTCGGTCGCGTTCGCCGGGGCCATCAGTCCCTCGCCGCGCAGGGGGGCGGACGCCGCGCGCAGCTCAACGGGTGCGTATCGGGCGTGAGCGGCGGCGCGGGCCGTCGGTCCGCGCCCTGGACGCCGTAGCAGTGCCACACGCCGGACTGGTCCACCGCGCACAGTCGCCCGGTGGCGTTCACCACGGCGGTGTCGATCGTAGCGCCACGGGCCGGCACTCGCTCCCCACCGCTGCACGCGCAGAGCGCCACGAGCACCAGCGTGGGGAGCCACTTGCGGAGCTTGTCCAGCGTGGACCACTGCGGCGTGGTCTTTCCCCGGAGCGCGTTCCGCAGCACGTCCGTCGTGAGCCTGCAGCCGCGCGCCACGGCCCCCAGGCTGGTGCGCCCAACCGCCGAGCGCGCGACCCGGATCAACTCCGCGGCCTCCGCTTTCCGCTGCGCTTCCCGTCGCGCCGTGGCCGCCTTGGCTTCCGCGCGCTCGACCAGAAGCCCGCGGGTGCCCGCCAGCGGCATCCGCGCGTAGCGCCGCAGGCGCGCGAACCCAGCGCCCGGTGCCTCTCCACGGGGATTCATGCGGCCACCTGCGTGTCGAAGTCGAACACGACCTTCTCCAGCGCGTCGACCGCCGCCGTGACCTGCGTGTACAGCGTGCTCACGTGCTCCACCACGTCGACCGGCGCCGACACGGTGTCGGTGCTCGCTGCCGCGATCGCCACGTCGGCCCAAGCCGAGACGGTGGCGAGGGGGAGCACCTGCTGGCGCAGCCTCTCGAAGGCGTTGCCGAGATCCCCGCGCCGCCTCTCGGCTGCGGGGTTGGTGCGGGGTACGTGCATGGCGCGCGCTCCTTGGCGCTTGACCGGCCGCACCCCGGCGAGCCAGATTCCATTGAATCCGGGGGCGGCTTCGGTCGTTCCTGGGGGAGGGCGTCGCACGCGGCAACTCTTTCCGGGGGAGTCGCGTGCGGCGCTCTTGTTCATGGGCTCGCTGCGGAGTAGTTTAAGCGGGCTTCTACAGCGAGTCAAGCGCACTTAAACAACCGCTGCTCATGACACCGACCAACCCGACGGAGAAGGCGCGGTTCGCCGCATTCGCGGAGCGCCTTACGGAGGCGGTAGGGCCACAACTCCAGCGAATGGCGGAGCGGCTCGGCGTCACGCCGCAGTACCTATCCAACTGGCGCAACCCCGCGAACAAGCGCGGGCCGCAACCTGGGTGGGAGGCGGCCGCCGCGGCCGAGGCGAGGGCGGGCGCGGAGAGCTACCGCGCGAAGGCTGCGGACTTGGACGCGCTGGCGGCAGAGCTGGAGGAGGCTGCGGCAGGGCGGGCCGTCTCCCGCTGACGCAAATTTGCGCGAGCGGGGGAGAAGCGAGGGGGGGCGGACCGTCAGGTCCGCCCCCCCTTCTGTCGCCTGTGCCACTCCCCCAAGGTTCAGGGCTCGAAACCCTCGGGCGGCGGGTTGAGGCGCCCGCTGGCCAGCGCCTCGTTGAGGAGATCCGCCGCCGTGGAAGCGAACCTCTCGCGGTCGAAGGCCAGCGCCGGGTCGTCGAGGTGCTCACGAGCCAGCCGCATCACGGGCATGGCGTGCGCGTCTGAGAAGCTGACCGCACGGTATTGCGCTACGAGTACACCGTCCACGATCTCGAACCGGTCGGGCAAAACCCACTCCCCGGCGGGTGCCTCCGGGGGTGCCGCGTCGCGTGCCTCGTTCATTCGGTTCGTCTCCTGTCTCGGGGTAAGGTTGGCGGGGATGATGGCAGTAGTACCGACGTCATCGGCGGGGGGGGGGCGCACGGGCCCGGCGCGTAGGCTCCCGCACCATCACGCCGGTTCCGCAGGCGGCGGCCAGAGCCCGACCGACGCGCGCTGATCGAACCAGCCCTGACGCCAGTGGTCCCGCCGGACGCCGCCCATGTGCGTCGCGGAGTACGTGCAGGATTCGAGGTCCGCGCCCGCGGCGGCGGCGGCCCACCCGGCATCGTAGAGCTCCATGATCCGGTCCCGCATCGGGCGCAGGTGCTTCGCGCGCGCCCGCTCGGTATCCCCAGCGAGGCGCCACGCTTCACAGGCGCGCGCCCGCGCGGCGTTGCGGTCGGCCAGCGAAGCGCCCTCGCGGTCGAGGCGCACCACCTCCAGCTCGGCATCTTTCGCGGCGGCGATCTCTTCACGCATCTCGGCCTTCCTGAACAGGGAGAAGGAACGGAACCTCCGAACGGAACTCGCACTCGTCGGCGTGGCCGAACCATCCGATTGCGCGGTGCGCCTCGGCGGCCTTCACCCACGCGGCCCGCGCCCGCTCGCGTGCGGCGTTCCGGGCTTCTACGGACGCGCCGGCGCGGTCCAACGTGAGGACGTCCCCGTCGGCAGCGCAGGCCGAGCGGCGGAGGTCGGTAGCAGTCTTGCCGTCCATCGGAAGGGTCTCCCACGGGCGCGGGGTGAGGGGCGGGCAGAGGCAGGCGAGGAACATCAACCCACCTCCTGCTGGGCGGCCATGCACACGCGGAGGCACTCCACCGCCGCGTCGAAGACAACGGGGTCGCGCTCCACGATCCGCGCGGCGATCAGGTGCATGCACACCACCTTGCGCTTCAGGTGGTCGCGGCAGTTGCAGGTCTTCGCGGCCGTGTCCACCCGGTGCGGCTCGCGGCCGCCGGTGACGCGGTAGACCTGCAGGCCGATCCGCTCGACGCGGAGCTGGGTAGCGCGGAGGAGGCGGCCGGGTTCGATGGTATCGGCGTCCATCTCAGTCCTCCTCCATCCGGCACGCGAGAGCGGCCTGTCGGTGAAGCTCCAGCGTCTCGGCGCGCATGCGCGGGTTGGTGCTGGGGCCGCCGGGCCACATGCGCATGCAGCGCTCGATCAGCTCCTCAATCTGCCCGCTCGCGTTGCCGGGATTCCACAGCTTCAGGTAGTCGACCATGTGGGGCGGGAGCGTCGCGTGGACCTGCACCCGCGGCTCCGGGTCGGGCTTCAGGAAGCGGCGCACCTGGCAGCGATCGCAGCCGCAGGACTTCGCGTGTCGACCGGCACCGCGCCGCGCGCCGCCCCAGCGGGGAGGGGCGGCTGTGCGGGCGCGAGGGGCGGTCTTGATTGCGGGCATCGTTCGATTCAAGCGTTGCGGTTTCCGGCGCGCCTCCTTCACTCCGGGCGTGTTTAAGTGTACCGTGACACACTCGATTGCGCAAGTAGACTTAAACACGCCCGGGCGTGCAAGGGCGGGCGCCGATCCCGCGTACGGCGCCGTCTACCCCCCTCGCCCGCGCATCCGTCCCACGAACGACCCGCTCGCCCCGGCGGAGGCGTTACATCACACCAGGGGCGGGAGAGCTTGAAACAAGTCTTGTGACAAGTTCTGAACGCGGCAAGGCCCCGAGCGGAAAATCCGCACGGGGCCTTACTTTTCAGAGCGGGAGACGGGACTCGAACCCGCGACCCTTAGCTTGGAAGGCTAAAGGTTTTCGCAACTGAGCGCGAAAAACCCCGCATTTCTGCTCGCCTTCTCGCATAACCGAGAACGGCGCGCCGCCGTTTTCCGGGCCTTGCTGTGACAAGTTCTGAAACAAGTTTCGACGGACCAGGGGGCCGGGGTGGCTGAGTTCCCGAAGGGTTCCTTAACCCTTTCGGAAGGGTTCGCGAAGGGTTCGCGAAGGCCAAACCCGTGCTCAGATCTGCGCACGGACGGCTCGCTCTTCGGCCGGCGTGAGGCGGAATACGCGGTGCCGCCCTGGCATCCTCACCGGCTCCGCCAGGCGCCGGACGTTGGCGAGCTGCAGGAGGATCCGGCCCGGGTTGAAGTTCCCGAGGGCGCCGGCGCGCCCGCCCGGAAGGGGGTAGCCGTTGGCGGGGTCGGGCCGCAGCCGGTCCATGTGGCCGGCGCGGGTGCGCCAGACGGCGACCACGTCGACCAGGGCGAGCGCGTAGCCGAAGCGCAGGTCCGCCATCCCCATCCCGTGCTCGCGCAGCACACGGCCGTGCTCCGCCTCCTCCACCAGGTGCAGATCCTTCCGCGAGCCCGCCGCGTGGATCACGAGCTCCCCCAGCTCGATCACCGCCGCCCAGCGGCCGCGCGTCTCGAACGGCTTCTCCGCCACGCGCTCGGGGTTCGGCCCGCGGCGGAGCAGCGACAGGACCGTGGCGGAGGGCTCCCACACCGACAGGCCGCGCAGCATCAGGCGCCGCCCATCTCAACGGGCCACTCCTCCACCACCAGGAACCCGAGCTCGCCCGCGTGGCTGTCCGCGGCGTCGCGCGAAGCGAACACGCCGCTGATCTGCCCGCAGATCTCGCCCGCCCCGCACCCATCACCGATCGAGCCGACGACGAAAACCTGCGCCGGGAGAGCGCCCGCGGAGGCGGCGCCGCGCGCCCACGCCGCGTTGAGCGCGGCGACGATCGCACGCGCCTGCTCGCCGGTGAACATCCACTCGGCCAGCACGAGCCTGCCGGCCTCGCCTATCACCTTGAAGTGGGCGGGATCGGGCACACCCGGGGCGGACATCGCCGGCGCGGTGCTGTACGGCGGCGCGCTCATGGCTGCACCGTAACCGGGATGAGGCGCTCGGGGAGACGGTAGAAGACGGTGCGCATCTCCGGTACGGGCGCGAGATAGAACTGCAACGCTCCAAGCTGCGCGGGCCGAAGCTCGACGCGGCGCCTGGGGACGGTTGGAATCACCGCCACCCGCACGGCGGTCCCGTACTTCACCGGCAACCACTTCCACGTGCCGGTGAGCTCCATCCCCGGCAGCGTCACGCCGGCGCACTTCAGGTCGCGCAGCTCCTCGTCCGGCTCGGCCGCCGCCGCCCGGATCGAGTCGGGGATGCCGCCGGCGGCCTGCGCCATGAACTGCTCCGTGTAGACGCACGCGCGCTCACCGTACGCCCACAGCTCGTAGGTGTGCGAGTCCGGAAAGAAGTGCAGGCCGGTCGGGCGGGTCGCCTCCTGGGAGCTGGCCAGGCGGAGACCGCCGGCAACCTCCGTGACCAACCCGGCGCGGACGAGGTCCGCGCGAACGTGGGGGCCTATCGGCTCCCAATCCTCGTCGAACACCTCGACCGGGAGCGGCACGAGGCTGGTGTTGCGGATGTACCGGACGTACTTCACCAGGTGCTCGTCGCTCATCCCCCCCACTCCTCGTCGAAGTCGTCGCCCTTCCAGGCGTCGGGATCGGTTTCCCACGGGCTCTCGGCGCGCTCCTTCTCCATGCGCCATGCGACCCTGCGAAACTGGCGCGTCGCCTGTCGCATGTTCATGGCGAGGTCGTCCACTGCTCGTGTGAACTGAGCGAGCGCCGCCGAGACATTGCTCATCGCCCGGCGGCGGGCCGCCGCATCGCGGTCGTTCATTCCCCCTCCCCCTGTGGAGTGCGGTCGAGCGCTTCCCCACCACGCCTTTCCACTTCGGGGCCGAGGGACGCTGGCCCGGCGATGTACTGCCCCTGCTCGTCCATGCCGTAGGAGGCCGCGGGGATCTCGCCGTTGCTGAGCGCCTCGCTGATCCACGCGACGGCTTCGCCGAACTGCTGATCGTCGGCAAAGTACCAGACCCGGTCGTTGCTCATCACCCCGCCTTTCGCCCGCTCGCGTGGAGGAAGGCTTCCATCTTCGCCACGGTGTCGGGCTTTGCCGTCCGCTGGCCGCGCCGGAGGCGGTAGAGGGTCGCGTGGTCGATCCCGCCGGCCGCGATCACGTCAACCTCGCGCATCCCCTCGATCGCTTCAAGGAACAGCCGCACCGTCTCCCGCGAGTCGGCCCACTGCCGCACGTCAACCCAGCTCTCCACCGCCTGCAGGCGCTCGGTGGGGATCATGTGCCGCCAGCGCTCCAGGCTGAAGTCCAGCGCCGGGCCCATGCGCTCGGGTAGGAGCTGCGCGCGGTCGTAGATCCGCTCGAAGGTGTCGGACCGGCCGCGGTGCCCCAGCGCCGCACGGACCTGGTTCGCGCTCACCCCGTCGACGGTGGCGTAGTAGGTGGCGAAGGCGGTGCGGAACATCCGGGTCGTGAAGAATCCCGCCCCGAAGCCTGCCCGCTCGGCCACGAAGTCGATCGCGCGCTGGCAGTCCTCCACCCGGTTCCCCAGCGTCGTCTCGAACAGGCGGCCGCCGATCTTCCCGGTGCGCTTCGTGTACGCGGCCAGCGCCTCGGCGAGGGCGGGAGGAAGGGCGATGATGCGCGTGACCGGCGCGTGGCCGTGGCGGATCTTGGACGCGCGGATCTCCAGCCGCGAGGCGTGGGGGTGCGCATCCCCCACCTGGGCGTTCGCCACCTCGGCCGCGCGGGCGCCGGTGTAGATGTAGAACGCCAGCAGCTCGTACACGCAGTGCGCGACGCCGCTCCCGCGGCGCTCGAGGAGCGGGCCCGCGTCCACCGCGGCCGCGAGGAACAGGGCGATCTCCCACGCCTCGCGCAGCGGCGTGTTGCTCCGCGGCGCGACGGGCTTCCCCTTCAACGCGCGGACCGGGTTCCGATCCTCCCGCACCAGCCCCTCGCTGATGGCGAACTTGTAGAGGCCGGAGAGCGCGTTCAGCGCGTGGCGGCGGGTCTGCGGCGCCCACAACCGCCCGCCCTTCCCGCGGCGGCGTGAGAGCCAGCGATCCCACTCGCGCACGTCCGTTGGCTTGATGGTCGCGAGGTTGCGCTCGCCGGGGACGAGGCGCCGGGCGGCCCACTCGGCGGAGCCCGCGTTCTCCTCGAACTGCGCCGCGGTGAAGAAGCGCGCCGCGAGCACCAGCCGCTTCTTGACGTTGTGCAGGGAGGCGGGGGTCATGGTGCCGTCGGCCTCGCTCGCGCTCAGGTACAGGTCGCCCATGCGCACCAAGTCGAGCTTCGGGTTGAGCCCCAGCGCGGCCCGGTCCCGCTGCGCCCCGGTGAGCCTCACCACCTCCGCCGCGGCGAGCTCCTCCGCCTTGACCGGATCGGTGGTCCCCTGCTTCTGGCCCGGGGGGATGAGGGCCATCTGCTTCCCGCCGGGCAGGTCGCGGAAGTCGCCCCACAGGATTCCTCTCTTGCCCCGGCGGTAGATCCGTTGACGCGCGTTCATTTGAGGCACCTAACGCTAGGTGGATTCCGGCTCGGGGTCTGCTGGCGGCGACCCAATCTCGTGCCATTCCTTCCCGTGGAACTCCTCAACGTCGTTGATCGCCTTACCCATCGCCCTCCGCTCTTCAACAACGCCGTCGGGGACCGCATCCAGCAACTCGGAAAGCGCCCGAGCGATGCTGGTCAACGCGCGACTCTGCGCGGTCGCCGGCGCGAGGTGGCCGTGGGCGAGCCCGACCACCGTAGCGAGCGCCCCCACTGCCATCGTCGCGACGTTCTCTATCACCGGGGCCGCCTCCTCCTCTGACGCGGTATACTCGTTCAGCGCTTCCAGCACTTCACCCTGCGTCTTCCGCAGCAGGCTCACCGCGAAGTCCGCAGCCGCGTTCACCGCCGCAGCGTCGCCGAAGGCGCTCGGGATGAACGTCTGTATCTTCCGACTCACGCCGGCACGCAAGCTCTCCTCGGCCCACTTCACCGGCGGTGTGTCCTCCGGGTAAACCAGACCCTCTCCGGTGGCGAGCCACAGGAAGTTGCACCCCAGCCTCTTGGCGGCCTCGAGGACGAACTCGACCGGCGGGTTTCCCTTGTCCGAGAAGTAGCCGTAGACCGTCGAGAATCCCGCACCGGGGATCTCGGACCCCTCCATCAAACGCGCGAAACCTCGCCGCGAGAGGCCCGCCGCGTAGATCGCCAAGTCCAGGCGCTTCCCGAAGCCCGCTAACGCCATCGCTCGAACCCCCCTCACTTGACCGCGTGCCGAACGACATGTAACGTAATTCGTACGGCGCGTGACGAAATCCGAATGCGGGCAGAAACGTAATACGCATCGGGCATCCACGCAAGCAATTACCCACCTCCCGCGCGGGGCCGCAACACGGATGAAAGAGATTGAGCCGCGGAAGGTCGTCACGCTGCGTCTTGCGAACGATGAGCGTGACCTGATCGCCGGTGCTGCCGGAGCCGCAGGCGAGAGGGTTTCCGTGTGGATGCGTCGCACCCTCTTGGACAGCGCCCGCCGCCGGATCTTGCTCGCGCAGGGGGCGGGCCGGGAGGCAGTCGGATGAACGCCGCCGACTTGGACGACGACGTTCTGCTGGAGGAGCTCTCCCGCCGAAGCCCGAGGGCGACAGTGGAGATCGACTTCGCCTTGCGCGCGGTCGCAGCGGCCCGCAGGCGTCGCCGCCAACTCGAACCCCCTCCCGGCGGGTACCACACCCTGGCGCAGCTCGCCCCCCTGTTCCCGAATGGTCGCGGGGAGCCGCGGTCGGTGCGGGCTCTCGCGCTCGACTGCGAGAAGGGCCGCTTCGGCGAGCCCGGCTCGCCGGACGGACCGAAGAAGGAGGGGACTCGATGGAAGGTCCCCCATGCCGCAGCCCTCGCGGCGCTCGGGGCGAACGAGTCGCCGGCCGCGCCCCCCGCGGAGAAGGTCGAAGGCGTCCACCCCCTCCGACCGCGCGCGGCTGGCAGAGGCGGCGGTCCACTCTCCGAGGCTCTCCGCGCCGCCGACCCGTGACCCCCGCGCCCCCGCCGTTCCCGCCCGGCTCCCTCGCCGCCGCCGAGGCCGCCCGCGCCCGCGCCGAGATGGCCGAGTCGTGGGCGAGCCGCGCGGCTACGCTGTCGGGGGTCGCGGCCAAGATCCAGGCAGACGCCGACGCCGCGCTCGCCAGCCGCCGCCGAGCCGCCAATGGCTGAGGAAGCGGCCCGCCCGCCCCTTCAGCGCGCGCAAGAGCACCTCGCCAGCGCCGCGGCGGCGGTAGACGAGGCCGCCGGGAGCACGCACCCAGCGCTTGCGCGGTACCGCGACGCGCTGGCGCTGGTGCAGGCGGACGTCCACCACGTTCTCGGCCGGGTGGCTACGCTGCGCCGGATGCTCAACCTCTCCGCGGCCACCCCGGCCGCGCCCGCCCCTGCACGCCCGAACCCGCGGGGGCCTCATGGCCGCAGTCGCTGACCTCCCCGCTCTCACCGAGCCGATCGCGCTCGCGCTGGTGGCCGCCGCCGCCGAGGTGGACGAGCCAGCCGCGGCGTTCGCCGCCGCGGTCGCCGCCGACGCCGTCGCCGAGCTGCGCGCCAGCGGGGTCGACCCGGCCGGGATCGAGGAGGACGCGGTGCGGCTGGTCGGCGCGTTGATCACCGCCCCCGATCCGGAGATGCTGGTGGAGGGCGCGCGCCGCGTGGCCGCCGCCGGGGGCGCGGTGAACACCTGGGTGAGCATGTGGGGGCTGGACGCGCTCGCGGTGGCCGATGACGCCGCCCGCGCGCTCGCCGCCATCGGCCCGGGCTCGCTCTTCGGCCCGTGGGCGGCGCACCTCAACCTGATCCGGGGTTCCGTGAACGAGACAGCCGCCGCACACCTCCTCCAGCGGGCGGTGGCGATCCGCAGCGCCGTAGCCTGACGACCCTTCCGGCCTTCGCAGAATGACGACCCGTAACGGACGCGGACGCGAACCTGCCGCAGCCTCGGCGCCCCTCCTTCACGACCCCGCGACCGAGCGGCTGGCGGTGGGGCGCGCCGCGTTCGATCCGGGCATCCGCGCCGATCTGCTCGCGCGCTTGGTGGACGCGGACTTCTTCGTCGACGCGCACCGCGTGCTCTTCGGCGCCGTGCGCACGATGGCGCTGGGCGAGGCTGGGGCCGACCTGGTGGCGCTGGCGGACAGGGTAGAGAGCTCCGCGGACGTCTTCGAGAAGCTGGGCGGCGTAGCGACGTTCGTGCGCGACCTGCAATCCGACCCGGAAGTTCGGTCGAGCAGAGACTGGCCCGCGGACGTCTTCCTGGACGCGACGGCTACGCCGCTCCGGCGCCTCGCGATCCAGCGCCGGATCGCCAACACCGCGCGCGCCCTCGCCGCCACCCCCAGCGATGCGAAGCTGGTGGCGGCGCTGGCGGAGATGCAGGCGCAACTCGACGCGGGCTCCACGAGCGCGCGCGCTCTCGCCCCGCCCGATCGCTGGAGCGACCTGCTGCGCCTGCCGCCCCCGCAGGAGGTGTGGATTGCGAGCGAGCTGATCCCGGCCGAGGCGAACGTGCTGGTCGCCGCCTACCCGAAGAGCCACAAGACGAACCTGTGCATCGACCTCGCGGTCGCGGCGGCTTCCGGTACACCCTTCCTGGGCCACTACGCCGTTCCCCGGCAGCACCGCGTCGGGATTGTCCTGATGGAGGGCGCGAAACACCAGCTCGTCCGCCGGACCATGCGCATCGCGCAGGCGCGCGGCGTGGAGGACCTGGGCGACCTGGACGACTTCCTCCACCCGTGGTTCCGGCCGAAGCTCTCCCTCGCCTCGCCGGCCGTGATGACGGAGATGGCCGCCTACGTGTCGCGGCTACAGCTCGACCTGCTGGTGATCGACAACTGGAGCTACGTGGCAAGCGGCAACAGCAACGACTCGGACGAGGTCACGCCGCAGTTGAAGGCGCTCTCCGATCTACGAGAAGCGTCGCCCGGGCTCACCGTCGTGCTGGTGCACCACGCGAGAAAGAGCGGCGGGGCGGACAAGTCGGGCGAGCGGCTCGCGGACATGATCCGCAACTCCACCGCGTTCCCCGCATGGTACGACGTGGGGATCGCCGCCGCGCGCAAAGACGAGACTTCGCCTGTGGTGGACCTGCGCATCGAGATGCGCGACTACCCCACTCCGCCCGCGTTCTCGTTCATCGTCGAGGATGAGCACCCGGCCTCGCCCGAGTACGGCCCCTACCCCGGCGGCTGGCTTCGGCTGCGCGTCCACGGCCAGAAGTCTGATCGCGCGGTCGCGGTGGCGGTGCTGGAGGGCCTGTTCCCAGCGATCGCCGACGTGCTGGCAAGCTTCCCCGGCTGTACCTCCCGCGGCCTGCGACAGCATGTGAAGGGGAACAACGAACGGATCGACGACGCGGTCGCGCTGATGGTTGAGCGCGGCCTCGTGCTCTGCGATGTCAACGTGAGGGGCAGCAAGTCGTACAAGTTGGTGGGGCCCCCGCCGGCGGCACCCTCGCTGCTCTGATTCCCTTACCCCCGGAGGGCTTCCGTCATGCACATCGATGACCGCGCGACACTTCCGCCCGAGGCCCTGGACGGGGACGGCGGGTGGGATCTCTCCCGAGACGGCGACACGTGGTGCTGGACGTTCTACGGCAACCCGGACTGGGAGTACCCGGACGGGGCGAACGGCTGGACGATCCGGATGCCACTCGGACCGGGCGAGCGCCCCACCCTTGAAGACCTGCGCGCGCACCTGCAGGTGAAGTGAGCGACGCGGCCCCGGCCCCAGCGGAGCCCCCCGCCGAGCTCCACCGCACCGGTGCCGCGTGCCCCCGGTGCGGAGCGGCGCCGGCGCTGCGCGTCGCGGCCTCCCTCTGCCACGTGGTGCGTCAGCTCCTCCCGTCGTCGGAGGTGGCCACGTACCAGTGCCAGCGGCGGGGGTGCGGGCACGTCTACGCCATCACCGCAGCCGAGCTGGCGGAGCACGGGAGCACAAAGCGGCGGCGGCGGGTTATTACGCGCGGCATAGAGCCCGAAGGTTGACGGGCCGTACGGCATTCCGGTATCGTTGCGGAACCGGACACGAAAGTTGAGCAGAGGCGCCCCAGCGGGAGATCCCGCCGCGGCGCCTTTCCGTTTCCCCCCACAGAGGAGATCCCCCGACATGGCGACCGCGATCGAGCACCTGGAGAAGAAGGCCGAAGCCAACCGCGACAACGCTGGGATCCTGCGCTCGAAGGTCCGAGGCCTGAGGGAGGACGCCGCCGACCACGAACGGCGCGCGCTGCTGCTGGAGGAGGAAGCCTGCGAGCTTGACTCCGCCGCCGCCGAGCTCCGCCGCGCGCGCATGCCGACCGCCGGCGTCTTCTTCGTGGCGAGCGCCGGCATCAGCGACCAGCCGCCTGCGCCGCCCCCCCACCAGCCCGCGTGAGGCGGCGCCTCGATGTGCCCCGCCGACTCCCTTCCCCCTGCGCGCAACCGCGCTGCCCGGTGCTCTGCCACACGCGCTACTGCGCGGAGCACCAGCGCGAGACCACCCGGGCGTACGACCGGGCGCGGGGGAGTGCGGCTTCCCGCGGCTACGGCGCGAGGCACCGGCGCTGGCGCGAGCTGGTGCTGGCCCGCGACCCGGTGTGCGTAGACCCGTTCGGTGACCACGCGGCGGTGGGGGAGGTGGCTCCCTCCACCGACGCTGACCACATCAAGAGGATCGAGGAGGGGGGCGCCCGCTTCGACCTGGCGAACGGCCAAGGGCTGTGCGCCACGTGCCACGGGAAGAAGACCGCGATGGAGACCAGAGCGAAGCCAGGAGCGAAAGCATGAGCGGAACGCTGTGGCTGGGAGTGCCGAGGCGCGTGCTGCTGCCCGCCGCGATGCTGGCGCTGGGTATCGGCATCGGGCGCGCCTGGCAGTTCCGCCGCACGCTCGACGCGCGCGAGGACGCCGCGCGGTGGGAAGCGCTGGCCACGGCGCGCGCCGACATCCTTCGGGTGTGCCTCGACGTGCGGGCCGCCCGGTGAGCGCCGCGGCTGACGACGCACGCGCGGCCGTGGAGGACGCCGACGCGCTGCTGAGGGACGCCAGCGACAACGACCGTGACGACAGCATGCGCATCCTCTCGGCGACGATGGCCTGCGCGATCCTGCTCCGCGTGCTGGTGCTGGACACCGTCCGCGAGTCGGGCGGAGGGGGCGTCGCCCCGTCGGATGCGGTACCCGCATGAGCCGGCCAGCGTGCCCCGGGCACGGGCCGGGCACGGTCGGGCACGCTGGGCACGGTGTCCACAGGCACCGTGCCCCGTCAACGGGCACGCGGGGTTGCCGTCCAGTTGGCGCCGGGCACGGTCAAATCCCGCTCTTTCCGTCCATTCAGCGTGCCCCGGGCACGGTCGGGCACGCTGGGCACGGGGAGCGTGCCCGTCCAGTAACGGCGCCATTTTCAACGGTTTTACTGGACGGGCACGGTGGGTGTGCCCGAGCGTGCCCCGAAGAGCCGAAGCTAGGAAATACTTGACGGAACACCGTGCCCGACCCCCGAAAACCAGCCCTGTGGCCCCCCCTATAGGGGGGGCGGGGGCCACGGACTGAGGGGCGCGGGGGTCCAGCACGGCCCATCAGGGGGGGAAGGAGCGACAGCCGCACGGTCGACGCGAGCCGCGCGACGCCTCCAGGCTGGCAGGGGGGGGATGGGGGGGTCGAAAGTCCAGACGCTCGACAGCCGGGACCGCGCGTCCAGTCAGACGTATGCGCCCGCAAGTTTTGATAGGGGGGGGTTCGCCATGGCGGGGAGAGGTCGATCGAAGGCGCAGGCGCCCGCGGGCGGCGTGCGGATACTGAACCAGGAGACGGTGCTGGTCTCGGTAGACGCGGTGCGCCCGCACCCGCGGAACGTGAACGAGGGCGACCGCGCGGCGATCCGTGAGTCGCTGAAGGAGAACGGATTCTGGGGCTCGCTCATCGTGCAGCGATCCACCGGCTACATCCTCGCCGGCAAACACCGCTGGGAGGAGGCGACGGCCGCCGGCTACGCCGAGCTGCCGGTGACCTACGTGGACGTGGACGACGCGACCGCGCTCCGGATCATGCTGGCCGACAACCGCACCGGGCGCCTCGGCGCGGACGACGACGCGGCGCTCGCGGCGCTGCTCCAGGAGATCGCCGCCGACGCCGGCACGCTGGCCGGGACGGCGTTCGACGATGACTCGCTCGCGGTGCTGCTGAAGAGCCTGGAGCCGCCGCCCCCACCGCCACCGCCCGAGGAGCCGGGCGGGAAGGACAACTACGTGGAGCAGTACGGCGTGGTGGTGGTGTGCGCGAACGCGGCCGACCAGGCGGCGACGTACGAGCGCCTCCGTGGCGAGGGCTTCAACTGCAAGGTGGTGACGACGTGAGAGTCGAGGTCCACAACCGCTGCAGCGACTTCGAGAGCTTCCGGGCCGCCAGCGTCAAGAGCCTCTTCAACGTCGAGGCCGGCTGCAACTTCGACCTGGTGGCGGAGCTGCCGGTGGAGGCGGAGCCCTGGTCGCTGGGCGTGATCGTCGGCCCATCCGGCAGCGGCAAGACGTCGCTGGGCCGCCAGCTCTTCGGGCCCGACGCCATGTGGGCGCCGGCGTGGCCAGGCGACCGCCCGCTGGTGGACGCAATCGCGCCGGACAGCGACTTCAACGACGTGACCGCGGCGCTCTCCGCGGTGGGCCTGGGCTCCGTCCCCGCCTGGCTTCGCCCCTTCCCCGTGCTCTCGAACGGCGAGCAGTTCCGCGCGAACCTCGCGCGCCTGGTGTGCGAGGCGCCGGAGCGCGTGGTGGTGGACGAGTTCACCAGCGTCGTCGATCGACAGATCGCGAAGGTGGGGGCGCTCGCGTTCCAGAAGGCATGGCGCCGCACGCCCGGGCAGTGCGTCCTCCTGTCCTGCCACTTCGACGTCCTCGACTGGCTGGAGCCGGATTGGGTGTTCGACACGGCCAAGGGGGAGTTCCTGCGCGGGAGGGGGCTTTGGCGACGGCCCCGGATTGAGCTCGAAGTTCTCGAGACGAACTGGAGTGCGTGGCCGCTGTTTGAGCCGCATCACTATCTGAAGCTCCCGCGGATGCCGTGCTCGACCTGCTACGTCGGGCTGGTCGACGGGGAGCCGGTCGCGCACCTCGCGGTCAGCTCCAAGACGCCTGGTGGTGATGCCCGAGTGGCAGGGCGCGGGGGTGGGGATGCGCTTTCCTCAACCACATCGCCCAGCGGTACCTCGACGGGGAGGGGCGGCTGTGGATCGGGCGCCGGCTGAACACCCTGTTTCACACCTCGCACCCGGGGCTGGCGGCGGCGCTCCGGCGCGACCCGAAGTGGCGACAGGTCAGCGCGGTCCTGCATGGGTCGAACAAGGCCGCGAGCGCGCGCTCCATCAACCGCTCCACGCGGGCGCGGGTGAAGTCGCGGGGTGAGCAGGCAGGGTACGGCGGGCACTTCCGCGCGGTGCAGGGATTCCGGTACGTGGGCGAGAGGAGGCCGGGGTGCTGAAGGTCTACGTGTACGGCCGGTCCACGACTCCCGCGGTCGCGGTGTCGATCGAGGCGGTGCGCGCCGCCCGCGCCGTCCTGGTCGACGAGCCGGCGGCCGCGGACGTGGCGGTCGCGCCGCTCCTCACCCGCACGCTCGCGCCGGAAGAGTACGCGGCGCCATGGCTGGGGACGCTGATCTTCCACCCCTCGCTGCTCCCGCGCCACCGCGGCCGCGACGCCATCCGCTGGGCCCTCTCCCAGGGCGAGACGTACACCGGCGCGACGTGGTTCTGGGCGGCCGAGGGGCTGGACACCGGCGACATCTGCGAGCAGGAGGTGCTGGAGATCCAGCCGAGCGAGCGCCCGCGCGAGTTCTACGAGCGCGCCGTCGTGCCCGCCTGCGGACGGCTGCTCCTCCTCATCCTCGCCGACCTGCAGGCGGGGCACGTCCGGCGCCGGCCGCAGCGTGAGGAAGCAGCTACGTACGAGCCGCCGTTCCCGCGCGCGGCCGCGGCGGCGGCCGGCTGATGGGACACCGCGGGCCCCCGCCGGAGCCGACCCGGCTGAAGCTCCTGAAGGGGAATCCCGGCAAGCGGGCGCTGAACGATGCGGAGCCGCAGCCGCCTGCGAAGGCGCCGCCCTGTCCCCCGGAGCTGAGTGACCTGGCGAAGAAGGAGTGGCGGAGGATTTCCCGCCTGCTGCTGGAGCTCGGTCTGCTCACCGAGATTGACCGCGCGGCGCTCGCGGGCTACTGCGACGCGTACGCGACGTGGATCAAATCGGGTGAGGAGCTGCAGCGCACGCCGCTGGTGATCATTTACAAGGGCCTGCCGATGCAGTCGCCGTACGTGGCGATCCACAACGCCGCCGGGAAGCAGATGCTCCAGTACCTCCAGCAGTTCGGGTTGAGCCCCAGCTCGCGCTCGCGCGTGAGAGTGGATAAGCCCGAAGCCGCCGACGAGCTCGACGAGATCCTGGCGCGGGGGAGGAAGCGTGGCAGGCGGTCCGCGTGATCCGACGACCGCCTACGCGCGGAAGGTGGTGGCCGGGAAGATCCTCGCCGGCCGACTCGTGCGCCTGGCGTGCGAGCGTCACCTTCGCGACCTACAGCACGGTGAGCTGCGCGGGCTCCACTTCGACGTCGAGGAGGCGCAGGCCGCAATCGACTTCTTCGGCCTCCTCACCCTCCCCGAGACCGAGGGTGAGCCGTTTGACCTGGAGCCCTTCCAGCAGTTCATCGTCGGGAGCCTGTTCGGGTGGATGGGGCCGGACGGGTACCGGCGTTTCCGCATCGCGTACGTCGAGATCGGGAAGGGGAACGGCAAGTCACCGCTCGCGGGGGGGATCGGGCTGCGCGGCTTGGTGGCGGATGAGGAGAGGGGCGCACAGGTCTACTCCGCCGCCACAACGCGGGACCAGGCGAAGATCGTCTTCAGCGACGCCGAGCAGATGGCGCAGGGTTCACCCGCGCTTGCGCGCCGGCTGGTCTTCACGGTCAACAACATCGCGCATCCAGAGTCCAACTCCTTCTTCCGGCCGGTGTCTTCCGAAGCGCGGGGGCTCGACGGTAAGCGGGTGCATATCGCGCTGATCGACGAGCTGCACGAACACCCGTCCGCCCTGGTGGTGGACAAGATGCGCGCGGGCACGAAGGGGCGCCGCCAGGCGCTCATCTTCGAGATCACCAACTCCGGCTACGACCGCAACTCAGTGTGTTACCAGCACCACGATTACAGCGTGAAGGTGCTGGAGGGGGTGCTGGAGAACGACGCTTGGTTCGCGTACGTCTGCCAGCTCGACCCGTGCGAGGCCTGCCGCAACGAGGGGAAGACGCAGCCCAGCGACGACTGCGGCGAGTGCGACGACTGGCGCGACGAGGCGACCTGGGAGAAGGCGAATCCCTGCCTCGACGTGAGCGTCACGCGCAAGTACCTGCGCGAGCAGGTGACCGAGGCGGAGGGGATGCCCGGTAAGGAGAACATCGTCCGCCGGCTGAACTTCTGTCAGTGGACGGAGCAGGCGCAGCGGTGGCTCTCGATGGAGCTGTGGGACGCGAACGGATCCACGCCGCGGCGCCTCAATGGTCGCCGGTGCTGGGCAGGGATGGACCTGGCGTCCAGCGACGACATCGCGGCGTTCGTGATGGTGTTCCCGGGGTTCGAGGGCGAGGAGGAGTACTTCGACCTGCTCTGCAAGTTCTGGATTCCCCAGGACAACATCCAGAAGCGCGTGAGGAAGGACCGCGTGCCCTACGACGTGTGGGTTCGGCAGGGGCTGATCACCGCTACCGAGGGCGACGTGATCGACTACGATACGATCCGGGCCGACATCAACGGACTGAGCGAACTGTACCAGATCGAGGAGATCGCGTTCGACCGATGGGGCGCGCTCGACATCACGGCGAAACTCACGCAGGACGGGTTCACGGTGGTGCCGCACGGGCAAGGGTTCGGCTCGATGGCAGCGCCGACCAAGGAGTTCGGGACCGCCGTCAAGCGTCGCCGCCTCCGCCACGGAGGCAACCCCGTGCTCCGCTGGATGGCGAGCAACACTGCCGTGGAGACGAACGCGGCCGGGGATCAGAAGCCGTCGAAGGAGCGTTCTACGGAGAAGATCGACGGGATACCCGCCGCGATCATGGGGCTCGGCCGAGCAGTCATTGCGCCGAAGAAGAAGAAGTCCGTCTACGCCACCCGGGGGCTGCAATCGCTATGACCGACACTGACTCGCCGCCGCCGCCGCCGCGGCCGCTGGCCCGCCTCATGGCCGCGCTCGACCTGCGAGACTGCCTCTTCTTCGGCGGCCTGCTGATGGCGGCGGTGGGGGTCGCCTGGCTGTACCATCCCGCCGCGGCGCTGATCGCCGTCGGCTCCGTTCTGGCCTTCGTCGCGAAGAGGGGGTGACGCATGGGACTTCTCGACACCCTGGAGCGGCGCGCACCCGCGCACCCGCGCGGGGAGCGGCGGAGCGGCCAGACGCAGCTCCTCTCGGAAGAGCCGCAGAGTTGGTTCCTGAAGGCGGTCAACGCGCGGCCCAGCAACACGGGTGTGCAGGTCGACTCCTTCACCGCGCTCAACATGGTGACGGTGCACGCCTGCGTGGAGCTGATCGGCGGGACGCTGGGGAGCGCGCCGCTGGTCACCTACCAGCGCAGCGGCACGGCCCGCAGCCGTGCGTACGACCACCCCAGCTACAACCGCCTCCATGACCGGCCGAATCCGGAAGTCTCGGCGGCGGTGCTGTACGAGATGCTGCAGGCGCACGCGCTGCTGTGGGGGCGGGCCTACGCCGAGATCGAGTTCGACCAGGCCGGCCGCTTCCTCGCGCTCTGGCCCCTGCTCCCCGGGCGGACGTACGCCAGGCGCCGGGGCGGGGTGAAGGAGTACGTGACCACCCTTCCCAACGGTCAGCAGGTGGCCCTGCCCGCGGACAAGGTGCTCCACATTCGCGGCCTCAGCCTGCGCATGCTGGACGCCGACGACCCGATCCACCGCGCTCGCGAAGCGATCGGCCTGGGCCTCGCGGCGGAGGAGTCGGCCGCCCGGTTCTTCGCCAACGGCCAGCAGTCCACGGGCGTGCTCACGCACCCGCAGGAGCTGGAGCCCGAAACGCGGGACGCGCTCCGAGAGCAGTGGCAGGAGATGCACTCCGGGCTGGAGAACGCGCACCGCGTCGCCATCCTCGAGGAGGGGATGGACTGGAAGAAGATCGGCGTCGACCCCGGCGCCGCGCAGTTGCTGGAGAGCCGGCAGTTCTCGGTGAAGGAGATCGCCCGCTTCTTCCGCGTCCCGCCGCACATGGTCGGCGACTCGGAGGGCTCCACGTCGTGGGGGACCGGGATCGAGCAGCAGACTATCGGGTTCCTCACCTACACCATGCTGCGCTGGTTCACCCGCTGGCAGCAGGAGATCAACCACCAGCTTTTCAGCGAGCGCGAGCGCGGGCGCTTCTTCACGGAGTTCTTGCTCGCCGGGCTCGCCCGGGGCGACCAGAAGTCGCGCGCCGAGTTCCTGGAGATCCAGCGCCGGAACGGGGTGATTAATGCCGACGAATGGCGCGAGTTCGAGAACATGAACCCGCAGGCCGGCGGGCAGGGCCGCACCTACTGGATGCCGGTCAACATGATGCCCGCCGACCAGGTGCTCGACCCCGGCGGCGAAGACGCTCCCCCCACGCCGGCGCCCGCGGGGCCCCCCGCTTCCCGGGCCCTCCCGCATGGGCGGGAGCAGCGGTCGCTCTCCGCGCGCCGCCGGTTGCGGCAGAACCACGAGCGGCTGTTCCGCGACGCCGGCGAGCGCATCGTGAAGCGGGAGGCGAGCGGTGTCCGCGCGGTGGTGAGGAAGTGGGCGGCCGCTCGGACGAAGGGCGATCTGGTCGCGGCGCTCGAGCGCTTCTACCGCGAGCACGGGGAGTACGTTCGGCGCACCATCCTCCCCCCGGTGACGGCGCTCGCCGCGGCAGTGCAGGACGTGATCACCGACGAGATGGACGCGGGCGCCGACATCTCCGCGCAGATCGAGCGGTTCGCGGCGGAGTACGCGGCCGCCTTCCGCACGCGGCACACCGGCTCCGCCCTCGGCCAGCTCCGCCAGATCATCGACGCCGCCGAAGCCGAGGCGATGGAGGCCGAGCTGGAGGAGCGCCTCGGCGAGTGGGAAGAGGGGACACCGGAGAAGATCGGCCGCAGGGAGGTGGTGCGCACGGTGAACGCCGTGGCCCGCGTCGCCTACGTGCTGGTGGGCGTCCAGACGCTGCGCTGGGTGACCAGCGGCGAGGCGTGCGCGATCTGCACCTCCCTCGACGGCAGGGAGGTTTCGGCCAGCCGGTCGTTCGTCGCGGCCGGCGACACCGTGGAGGGCGGCGAGGACCAGGAGCCCATCACGGTGGAGCACGACGTATCCCACCCGCCGCTGCACGACGGGTGCACCTGCGACCTTGTTCCCGCCTGAAGGAGGCCACGATGAAGAAGGGGATGGAGCGGCGCTACGTGCCCGCGCGCGAGCTGCGGGTGGAGGGCGATGCAAGTGAGATCCGCATCGCCGGCTACGCCGCGGTGACCGGGGCCTGGAGCGACAACCTGGGCGGGTTCCAGGAGATCATCGAAGCGGGCGCGTTCGGCGAGGCGATCGGCGTCTCGGACGTGCGCCTGCAGTTCAACCACGACGGGATCGCGCTGGCGCGCTGCCGCATGGGCGCGAGCGACGGGACGATGAGGATCGAGGAGGACGACACCGGCCTCCACTTCGACGCCACGATGGACGGGGGCTCGCCCGCGGTGCAGACCCTCGCCTCCGCCATCCGGCGCGCGGACGTCGACCAGTGCTCGTTCTCCTTCCTCATCGCGGAAGGTGACGACCGCTGGGTGGACGACGGCAAGGTGATGAAGCGAACCATCGTCCGCGTGGCCGAGCTCTTCGACGTGGGGCCCGTGAACTTCCCGGCGTACCCCGACACCACCGTCGCGCTGCGCTCGCGCGACGCGGCGCTGGCGGCGCAGCGCGCGGTCGCGCCCGGCGGTGCGGCTCGGGTGAAGATTCTGCGGCGGCGCCTCGCGCTCGACACGTAGGAGCGGCGCGCGGTTGAAATCCGCGAGCGGGCAATTCAAGCTGGGCCCGCCGGCACCGCTCGGCCGCGAGAGTTGACGGGGATTGTTCGGCTGTGTACTGTTCAGGCCGAAGCAATCAGGTGCAGCACGGCCCCCAACGGGGGCGGAGGCCTCGGGCCTGTCCGGTCGTGCTGTGCGTGGCTACCAGGGGTCTCAGCACCCCCAGACGCCATCGATACCAGTCCGCTTGTCGAACTGGTGCCGGTGGCGTCTTTCGTTTGCGCCCCTCCCGGCACCCACCTGATCCCTCGGAGGGGACTCCCGCCATGAAGCAGACTCTCTACCTGGGGGCACTCGGCGTCGTCGCCGCGCTGCTGATCCTGGGGCTCATCGGACTGCCGAACATCGCCGCCGCCGCCCGCGCCGCCGCCCGCCTGCCGGACCGCGTGCTCCTGTGGGGCGGCATGCACGCGTCGCTCCTGCACGCCGGCATCCTGAACGCCACCGGCGCGTCCGCGAAGCGGCTGAAGGAGCGCCGCGCCGCCGTCGTGGCCGAGATGCGCACGATCCTCGACACGGCCGACGGCGAGAACCGCGACCTGACCGCCGAGGAGCAGACGCAGTACGACGCGCTCGAGCAGGAGCGTACCGGCCTCATCACGCGCATCGAGCGCACCGAGGCGCTCGACACGGAGGAGCGCGCGCTGGCCGCGAGCGGTGGCGTCGCCGCCGGCCGGCAGGACGAGGACCCGGGGCGGCGCTCCCGCGGCGGCGGCCGGCGCGAGCCCGGCCACACCGAGAGCCGCGAGTTCCAGAACGCCGGCGAGTTCCTGTTCGCCGTGCGGTTCCGCCCCGACGATGCGCGTCTGCAGTACGTGGACGGCACGGAGGAGCGTGACCGCGAGGGCCGCGCGATGTCCATGGGGACCGACACCGCCGGCGGCTTCATGGTGCCGGAGGAGTTCCGCGAGACGCTCCTCTCGGTGGAGCCGCAGGACGCCATCGTGGAGCCGCGCGCCACGGTGATCCCCGCCGGCGACAGCCCCGACGCGAAGCTGCGGATGCCCGCCCTCGACCAGTTCGGGGTCGGCCAGAACATCTACGGCGGCGTGGTGGTGGACTGGATCGCCGAGGGGACCACCAAGCCCCTCACGAACGGCAAGCTCCGCGACGTGGAGATCGTCCCGCACGAGGTGGCCGGCCGGATGGAGGTCACCGACAAGCTGCTGCGCAACTGGCGCTCGGCGAACGCGGTGATCGAGAAGCTGTTCCGCGGGGCGCTCATCGCCGCGAAGGACGACGCGTTCATCAACGGCGACGGGGTCGACCGCCCGCTGGGGATCCTCGCGGCCGACGCGACGCTGCTGGTACCGCGCCTGGTGGCCGACCAGATCTCGTTCGCCGACGTGGTGGCGCTGTACGGCCGGATCAAGATGGGCGGGCCGCTCACCTGGATCACCACCCAGGAGGCGCTGCCGCAGCTCATGACCATGGAGGACTCGGCCGGGCACCTGATCTGGCTCCCGAGCGGCCGCGATGGTTCGCCGGGCACGCTGCTGGGGATCGAGGTGAAGGTGAACGAGCGCAGCCCGCGCCTGGGCGACCTGGGGGACCTGACGCTCGCCAACCTGCCCTACTACCTGGTGAAGGAGGGGGTCGGCCCGCTGGTGTCGGCCTCGCCGCACGAGAAGTTCTCCGACAACAAGACCGTGATCAAGGCGTTCCTGACCGTGGGCGGGAAGCCCTGGCTGAACGGGCCGATCACGCTGGAGAACGGCTACCAGGTGTCGCCCTTCGTGGCGCTGGACGTCCCGGAGGTCTGATCCAACCCGGCGCGCGCC